GATCATCAAAATCAGGAGTCCCAAAAGCATCGTACAAACCTGGGACATCGTGAGGACTGAATAGTGTGATGTCCTCATTGTTGATGAATCTTTCGTAGAAGATCTTACTGATTTGGATGCTGTAGTCAAGTTTTCTGACACGATTATCTTCCGTTCCTTTGTTGTTCTTTAATACAATAATATCTTCTATTTCTTGGTGCCAGATAGGAAAGTGAACTGTAGCAGAACCACCTCTGATGCCGTTTTGTGTGCAGCATCTGACAGTTGC